AAAGAAGACAAAGAGAAAGAGCAGCAAACTAAGATCTGGATATGTGATTCGTGCTTGGGCGTCAACGATTTAGATCGCGACACATGTATTGAGTGCGGTGTTTTGAAACCAGCGCCTGTTGAACAGCCCAAACTGTTTGAAGAAGAAGAGAAGGATGCGGCATCAACTCGCATGGCAGCGAGTGGCTCTGTGTTATCAGATGAGCTCAAAGACCCAGTAGAGAAACACGAGCGCATCAAGAACATCGAGTACGTTTCAGCTGAATCAAAGACATCAAAGAACGGCAATGAGTATCTCAATGTCATGTTCTCAAGTCCCGGCGACTACTGGCCACAAAACATGCCACTGATGATAGGCATGAAAGGCAAGGCAGGCATGATGGCACAGAAGAAGTGGCGGTCATTAACCAATAACTATTGGTGCCCCAGCACCATTGAGCAGGCTTTGGTTGAGGTCAACCACAACGGAGCCATGCAACACATCAAACAAATCACTGTAAGAAAAGAAGGAAGATACTGGAATGTCGTTAGCGTCCATTTTTGATCGGATTGATGAGCAAATAGCGGAGAAAGATGACCGCTTTCGTGGACACCTTGGCTTCAGCGGCATCGGTGATGAGGACGAATACAAGCTGTGGATGGGCTTTCACTGGTGTTTGCCAGCAAGCTTCAGTGGCAGGATGCTGCGCTTGTTTGACCTAGGCAACCGCATCGAGGACCAGGTGGTTGAGAACATACGCGATACTGATGTGGTGTCTATCGCTTCGCATGATAAGGACGGCAACCAATTTCGTGCATCGTTCTTTGGCGGTCACTTCGCAGGCTCCTGTGACGGCCTTCTCAAGGGCGTTCTGCCTCCTCCTAGCGAAGAGGTGATCTTGCTACTAGAAGTCAAGAGCGCCAACGACAAGCGGTACAAAGAGCTTGTGAAACTGCAAAGCTACGAAGCTTGGAGTGAAACCTACCGATGGCAGATCCATGCCTACATGGGCGCCCTTGGTCTGACCAAATGCATGGTGGTGGTAGTCAACAAGAACGACAGCAGTGTGTACACAGAGATCATCGACTTCAATCCGCAGGTGTGGGAAAAGGCACAAGCAAAAGCGCAGCGCATCATCACCAGTGACGCCCCCGACAAGAGCACTCGCATGTCTGAGAAAGACTGGCGCATGAAGAATGAGTCGGAGTTGTATCGCAACATCTACTTTGGTCGCCGCCTGCCTGAATCGGTGAACTGTAGAAACTGCAAGAATATCAAGCCGCTAACTGAATCAAACGGTGCTGTTTGGTACTGCTCACGAAGCAATAGGGCCATACCCTTTGAAGAGCAGAAGCTTGGCTGCAAAGACCATCTTTGGATACCAGAGCTTGTGAACGCTAACCATTTGCCCGGTAAAAGCACAGAGGATTCTGTGGCCTATCAAGTTGGGATCATGGAGTTCTACAACTCAACATCTGAGGTGACGGGTGAGTATCACTACAGCAGCACAGAGATGCGTGAGTTATCTAAGGCAGACTTTGAAGCTGGCTTGATGATGACGGGTGAGAGCGTGAGGCGCGAGTTCCCTGGCAGCTATCTTGAGAATGTTGATGAGCGTAAAATGCCGTTTTGACAGAAATTCTTTTGTCTACCCTTTTTAAGATTCTGTCATTTCAACTACCACTCTCGTGGGTCTTTGATGATCAGTATCTTGAGGCCAGGGTAGAGGGCTTCGACAAGCTTCTTCTTGAGGGTGAAGACCTGAGTGATGATGCCCTTGGTGTCCTCTACTACTACCTTGCCATCGCGCTTGTATCGAAAGTCCGCAACGTATGAGCAGATCTTTTTGTCCTCACCTTCAACGGTGATCACGCACGGGAAGTCTACCTGCACCTCAAGGTCAGTGATCTCACCAGCTTCTTGGTAACGCTTGAGTATCTTGTACCTGGCTGCCTCAAGCTTGGAGTCAAACACGATCCCATCGTATTCAACTTTTTTTGCAAAATACTTGCTCTTCTTCGGGGCTCGCTTGGGGATCACTTTAGCTTCCGCCTAGTAGTTTCTCTTCTTCTTGTTGGCGTAGGAACTGCGCAGCACGATTAAACAGCGATGGTATCTGAGGCGCAATAGGCGCCGTGCTAGGCTGGATAGGCGCCGTTTGAGGCGCAGGCTGTGGTGGTGATGCTTGCTGCAAAGCCTCCGCTCTAGCGGCTTGTTCTTCCGCTTCAGCCTGTGGCCTGAATGGGGCGCCTTGGAACTGTCTAAACTCTTGCCTGATTGCTTTCAAATCTAGTGGGTTCGACAGTTTATCCTCATTCCCTTGAAGAGCAATGCGAATTGTTTCTTTGCTAGGGAAGAAAGCTTTGAACCTGCCAGACATAACCATGCCCAAGTATGGTGTCTTAGCTTCTTTTAACGGCTTGATGATATCAGACCTAGAGAGACCTAAAGTTTTAGCGTCTTCTATGGCCATGTTGAGATCACGCAGAGCTTTGAAGCGTTGTTCGTTTGCAGTGATAAATGCTTGTGTTGCTTCTTCAGCGTTTACGTTTCCACGAGTTCTTGCCACCTGGTTAAATATACCCGCAGCGTCTCCAACGTTTCTTGCGGCTTCACGAGCACGATAGTATAGAACCCTTTCCATTCTGGGTTTGATGCTTTTCACACCAGTTAGAGCCTCTGTAAATTCCTGCGCTGGATCAAGCCTATATCCCTGTTTGCTAACTCCAAGCTTTGCATCATCAGTAGCGACTGACGCAACTGCTCTGGGAAAATCTCTTAGAGTGAACGAGAGAGAACCGGGGAAAGGTGATGTGGATGTTGTTGTTAGATCTACTGGGCTGGCGCCAGGCATCAATCCATCTACAAAGTGTGCAAAGCCTTTGCCGAACTTCGTTCCTAGCGTATCTCTTTCTCGCCAAATCGGTCTATTGAACGTTGTGTTGTTTCTTAAAATATCTAAAGCTTTTTCTGAAACGATTGACTCGCTCATAAACGGAGAAAAAAATTCTCTAGCCGCTCCACCTTCACCAAGGCTGGCATTAAAAGCTATTGACGTTAGTTCTTCTTCTTTGGTTATGCCGTTGTTCACAGCATTGAACACTGCAGCAGCTGGGCGACCTATGTAGTCGTAAGGGTTGGTGTACGAAAAGTTATAGAAGTCTGTGACCTTGCCATCTTTGTCTGTAGCGACAGGTATCAACGTAGAGTTTCTATCCCAATCCGCAGCACCTGATCTCTTATAAGCATCAATTTGCTCTTGATCCGCGCCAGTGAGGATAATTCCAGCCTTTGTTAGCCCCATGGGTATCGCTGCATTGACTGAGATGATGCCAGTCAAACGCTTCATACCTATCTCTCGAAGTTCTGGCGACTCACTTGCTAATTCTTTAATGCTTCGACCAAGGATGTTTGCGCTGGTTCTGATCATCTCAGCGGGGAAAGCAACGAAGTTCCCAAATGGTGCTTGCCTCAGTCGTTTGATGTACTCAGGAACTCTTGCATAGTTAGGGACTGTATCTTTGACTATCTCAGCAGCTTCTCTCTTCATAGCAATTTTAAGCTGCTCTGGCGTTAGCTCAGATGGTCTTATGACTGGCCCAAACTCTGTGAAGTTTCTGGGATCAGAAACAGGCAGAGCGGTGTTTGGGTTCTTAGCAAATATTCTTTCAAGACGGCCAAGCTCCATCTCAAAACTGTATGTCTTCCATACATCATCAGAGGCTTGGTAAAGCTTGGCAGCAAAACTGTTTTGAAGGCTTTGCGCTTTCTTGAAAAGCTTGCCAGTGCCCCTAGAACCAAACATGGTTGCTTCGGCTGCATCGTTGAGCAGTGACTCAAACTCGCCAATCTTGGCGTTGGTGTTGATTACGCCCAGGTCAACAAGCTCATTGTAGTAATCTTGAGCTCCCTTCAAGGTCATGCTGTCTTTTCCTGGGCCACTCAATCTTTGATTTAAATTGCTAAAGATTGTTGAAACTGACTTCGAGAGAGCTTGAGAGTTGCCCACGTTACCGTTTGCAAGAGCAAAGAATCCTGCAGTGGTTGCGTTTCTAATCTGAGTGATAGGGCTGTAAACAGTTTTTGCTATTTGAGATAAACCTTTCAAGCCCAAGAAAGTTGAATACAAAGGAAGCTTGTTGCCTAGATTAAAAACATCTGCTGATCCCTCAAGAGCAGCTTTGTAATCATTCTTTATGTACTTACCAGCAAGTGGGCCAAACCTAGCTTTTTGAGAATCTGTGATCTCACCAAGAGGGTTGCCTGCTTCGGAACCTATTCTTGAATATTCACCAAGGCGAGCGTTGGGTGGCAACGTGTCAAATATAAATTTAGCGTCACCAAGGCTGTCGTTATAGTCGATAAGGTTTTTGTAGTACTGAGTCTTTGCAATGTGCTTTGACATTACATCAACGGTCTCCACCATCTTTGTGCGTAGACCGACTTCTTGTTCTCCTACATCTCTAGCCCTGATGCGCTCTGGCCTGAACCTCATGGCGACATCTTTTGCGCCTGTGTACTCTCCTAAAAAGTCTCTTACTGCTGGCAAGTTATCTAGCTTTCTACCCTTCAGCATGCCTTGAGATACGCCTTGAAGCGTTGGTATATCTGCCACATCTCTTGGTCTAACTTGAGCGTTGTTAAAGTTTCCTTGAAGCATAGAGTTCAGCAACTCTCTAGCCTGTGCTTGATCAAGCTGAGAGGCCTCATCCAAACCACGGCTTGATTTAACAAGCTCTTCAACAGCTAGTTCTGCCTGCTCAACTGTTGGAGTGTAATTAACATCATTCAAAGCACGATAAATTCTCATGCCATAGAAGGTTTCGTTATTCCCTATGGTCTCAATCAGAGCGTCTTTCGTTTCCTTGCTATGAAGTCCGTCTTCCAATATGTCTGTTACAGACTTACTTAGCTCATCAATTTGAGTTCTCAGATCACTCGCGCCATCAAACAAGCTCAGTTCTTTTCTGTTGCCGAATAAGCTCTTTGGGGTGTTCTTGCCAATTATTTGGTCGATTTCTTTTAGTTCTTGTGCTGCTCTGTTACGCACAACATCTCTGTTAAGACCAGGCTTTAGCCCACTTGTTTCTGCAAACAAAAAGTTATTTAAGGTATCAAGAACTTGTGACTTGTCTTGATTGTTGAAGAGCCCTTCGTTCTTGTTCACAAAAGAAAGTGCGTTTTCTACCTTCTCTACTGCTTGTCTGGCTCTAGAGTTTTGAGCAGATATCTGTGTCAAACGAAGCGCATCATATTGAGCAGTGAATCTATCTGGAAGTTCGCCTTGCTGACTAAAAAACTTACGCCCAAACTTCTTCAATCGGTTAATGTTTCTGCCTAAGAACTCAGGATCTTCAAGATCAGGCTTTACGCCAACGGCGCTGAATGGTGTTTCAGGATTACGAATCGCTTGCGCAGCAGCTTTCGCAAAGTCAGTTCTACCAATCGCCCCGGCTACAGCGCCAACAGATTTCGCGCCAAGGGTTGCTATGGCAGGCACACCCAAGACAACAGCAGCGCCCTCTGCACCCACACGAAGTCGATTAGATAGATTTGCTGCAGATAGCTCTGCACCAACTAAATCAGATGTGTCTATCCTTTTGGTAGGGCCAGCGTCAAAGAAGTCGCCAAGGGTTTCAACATCAGGAGTAGTCGCTGCTATGTCTGCGCCGACACCTGAGAAAAATTCTGTTAGCTTTCCAGCGCCTTTTACGGCTCTAGCTGCGCCGATGTAAGGAACCGCAAACTGAGCAATAAACCTTGCGCCTTTACCTATCTCTGTTTGAGTTTCTGGCTTGTACTTATCAAAGAAGTTTCTGATATTTTGAATATCTTCTTCTTCAGAACCCAAAAGTTCCATCGGCAGGGTAGTGATGCCTTCTGCAGCACTAACTACACCAGCCTGTATCCCTCTACCAATATCCCCAAAAGAAGATATGTCTTCTTCGCCCAGTTGTGCGCCACGCTCAATGGATGGGTTTTCTTTTAAATACTTTCTTGCAGCCTCAACAGCGACATCCTGATCTTCAGTATCGATATTAACAAACCTGCCATCCGGCAAATTTATTCTTATCATGTCCCTACTACGTTGCCTTCTGCATCAAGAGTGATCCCAGTTTCGCCACCTGGTTCCCCTAGATTAAGCACCTTAGAAAGTTCCTGTATGTCTTCGATTCCTACGGTTCCACTGACTAACCCAGGGCCAAATAAAGATAGAAACTGTTCTACTGAAGTTTCTTCTCCAGATAGCTTGGAAAGTATTTCTTCATCAGATAAATCAGTGTTGTCTTTCAAGAACTGATAGTTACTGATCAAGGCGGTATCTCTATCAGCTTCAAGCTGTTTGTATTCTTCTTTGGCCACAGCAAAGTCGCTTGCAAAGTTCATAGGAGCTATGCCTTCTCTTGGCTGTGAAGCTCTAGCCAAAGCGTATTGATTCGCAGGGTCTTGTAAAAAATCTTTGAACTGAGTGCCAGCACCCTTCAACATATCAAGGAATGTTGTTTTCTTTGTTCCTTGGTCATCACCAGTTTCTTTGGTAACCACAACTTCAGTCGTTGGCGTTGTCGTAGGTGTTAGCGGAGGTGTTGGTTGAGCCCTAAAAGACTCAAGTAAAGCACTAACTTCTGGCGTTGCCATAAACTGGTCATATTGCTCTCTTGTAATTCTTCCCGCCTTTAAGGCTGCATTAAGAGCAGCGGAAAGACCTGAGCTTAAATAGTCTGTACCAAACGCCAAATCTGTTGCGCCAGCAGCTGCAGCAGCGCCTGCACCTACTTTTCCAGCAGTCTTTAGTCCACGGCTTGTAGCTCTTATTGGACTAATTGCTCTTGATGTTGCCGATGAAACAGCTTCTTTGGCACGAGCAATTTTTCCTGAAGAAGCATTTGCTTCAGGGGTGTCTGTTTTAGGCGCATCCGTTTTAGGTTCATCAGCTTTTCTAGATGCAGGTTTAGTCTCAGTTCTTTGAGATCTTGGATCAAAACGTTCGCCTTGTTTTATTACTCTCTGTCCCGATTGTCCAGAACCGACATTTGTTCCCATGATGTCTCTTTCACCCATGGCTCTTGGTCCCGGCTTTGGCGTAGCTATATCGGCTTCAGTCATTTTTGTGGGTCTTTTTGCTCTCAGTGCACGAATACCCTGAAGCCCAGCCTTGCCGATTTTTAGGGCAGGAAATGCTGTTAAAAGAGCTATAGCAATTTGTGACTTAGGGTTGTTCTCTATTATTTCAAGCGCCTCTTCTGGAGTTATATTGGATATTTCATCCAGAATTTCAGAATCAATATTGCTCAAGTATTCGTATGGATTAAAGCCTCTAATTGATTCGGCTAGGTCACCAACGAAGTCACCATCCGCATACCCACGAATTGGCGCGACACCTGCCATGATGCCGCCACCTTCACGCATCTGTGGTGTTTGGAACATGGGTCTGTTCATGATTTCGTTGTACATCATGCCACCTTGATTCATCGCGTTTGCTTCTGACAGCGCAATCGCTATCGCTTGCTTTGGATTTGTTACCTGTTTACCCGAACCGCCAGACTTGAGAGTCCCTTCCTTGAACTCTCCCATGACCTTGCTGATCTTTCTCTCACGCTTGCTTTTGGCCACGGTCAACCGCCAGTTGGCATAAAGTTTGATCCAAAGGACAACGCACCCATTATTCTGGCAGCGGTGTTAGGTTGTTGATAAGTGCCAACCGCTTGCTGTCCAGAGCCAAACCCAGTGGTGTATCCAGGCATAAACTGAGCGCCTTGGCCAAGAACGTTGAACCCACGCTGTAGTCTCATAAACGGCTCATCAGCCATTTGAGTAGCAGCTTTGTATTGAGCATCAAGTCCGCGCTGTTGTACTCCTCTACCAATACCACCAAGGTCAGACATAGTGCCAATTTGGCCAGTTAGCATGTCGAAGCCTTGACGGCCTAGCCCCGCAATACCTTGAGCACCTGCGCGAGCCCCTTGTTGGCCAGCTTGGAATGCACTCAAGGCATCGCCAAACGCACCACGAGACAGCCTGTCCAAACCACCTGCTGCACCAGCTATTCTGCCCATTCTGTCACTAAATATGCCAGAACCTAGCTGTTGCCCTGCTTGGAACTGCCTTCCTATATCTGCACCGATACCGGCGCGTTGTGCCGCCAGGGAACCCAGCCCTTGTGCGCCTGACAATCCAAGCTGTCCAGCCTGCTGTGCTGCGCTCAGAGCAGTCTGAGCACCTGCCTGGCCAAGCTGGCCTGTCAGCTGAGCAGCTTGCTGTCTACGCCCTTGTGCCTGCTCAAACGCTTGCTGTGCGGCCTGTTGAGCCTGCTGGAATCCTTGTGAGCGCAACTCTGCGCCTGTTTTAGCTTGTTGCTGCAGCACGTTACGACCAATCTCTGCTTGTGCTATGGCGCCACGAGAGCCTCCAAAGGCACCAGAACGAACTGCTTGATCACGCGCAGCTATCTTTTGTTGTTCGCCTAGTCTCGCAATCTCAGCTTGTTGTGCGTCAATCACGTTTTGAGTGAAAGGATCCATGAAGCCGCCGATACCTGATGGATCAAACTGCCCACCTGTGCCACGAAGACCGGCAATGCCTCGCAAGGCTGAGCCAACTCCCATGCGCCCTGCTCTTTCAAGCCCTTCTCTAGCTTCACCTACAGCGCCTGGTATCATGCTTTGAGCGCCACGAATATCACCAGCAGCGCCAGTTTGTATGCCTCTAGCTTGCTGATCTATAAACTGTTGGCCCATTCGCGGGTCATATGCGCCTATGCTTTGTTCGTACAAGGCTCTAGCCCGTGGGTCTGCAAAAGCGCCTGCAGATCTTGGGTCAAAACCGCGAGCAGACTGTCTGAATAGGTTTTGCGCTTCAGAAAGCTGCTGACCGAAACCGCCAAGGCCTTGAGATAGATTGCGAGCCTGCACCTCTAACGGCGAAAGACCAGCTACTTGCTGAACTGGTATGGGGATTTGCTGCCTAATCATCCCATATTCGGGGTTGAAGTAAGCGTCTAGCAACTGACGAGAGGTTAGCTCAATTCCGGGGGCAGCGTACTGTTGAGATGCCGAAGGCTGAACCACCGGCATGCTTTCGTCTGTTTGTCTTTGTTTAGACTTGCTCATGAGAGCGCCAGCAGTGCCTAGAATCGCAGGGATGAACTGAGCAAAAGCTTCTGGTTGGCCGGTCTGAGGGTTGGTGGTCAAGTCACCGATTGGTGAAGTCTTTCTTAAAATATCAACTTCTGCTGGATTCATGTGAACCAGCATTGAATCTCCGTAACGGCCTTGCTTGGCTAACTTCTCAGCCTGACCCTGCATTGGGTATTTGTTTTTAGCCATTACGCTTTCCTCATCGCCTTTTCACCGGCACGCTGTAGCGCATACATCATGCGAGCACCCTCTCTACGCTGTTCTGCCTTAGACTTACCAGCACCTTCTAACCTTCCAATACCTCTAACAGCCTTGGCGTTTACAACAAACTCGCCATCGCTAAGCATCGCGGGTATGTCATCAGATGTTTCTGTGCCTGGGCCAGAGATAGGGCCATTCATGCGAGGAAAATCAACATCGCCGCCATCCGCAAAACCCATCATGTTGAGACTTGCGTTTGAAGGAGTGGCATTCTCTCCGCTAGACATGACGCTATCTTTTATTGTTTTTAAGTCCGCAATAAGCCCACCTGACGGCTTCTTCCCTGTCTTTATTAATTCAATTAACTCTTCACGAGTCATATCTTCTATACGTTTTCCAGAAAGACCGCCAATACCGCCAGAACGAGCAGCCATGTTTGCGTTGTAATTTTCCATTCCTTTCAAAGCAATGTCTTTAAGGCTACCTAAACCTTTTGCAGCTGCGCTACCAAGGGCACCAGCACCTTGTGCAAGAGCGCCTCCTGCAGCTGTAGCACCCTGGCCTATTGCGCTCATCAAGCCACCTATAAACATTCCTTGCGGCTCAAGCGATGCAATGCCGCCTTCAGCCATGCCTATATACCCTGGCACAGAAATGTCTATCTGATCGTTTATGTACTCTTGAAAAGTATTGAAAGGTGGAAGGCCTTTGTCAGCTCTTTCTTCATTTATTTCATCTAAAAATTTTTGTTGATTTACTATGAATCTATCTGGATCAGATAGATCGACATCATCTTCATCTCCAGCTGGCGTGCCTTCGGGGGTTACTCGAATAACCTGTGGTTGCGTTCCGGCTGGTACATAGCCTGCTGGCGGTTGAGGCTGAAGGAGTGGCCCACCAACGTTTGGCGCCATTGTTTCGTAATTTAAATAGTTGGCGCCGCGAGCACGCTGTTGTTGAAAAGAACCGGCAAAAGGATTGGCCATGCCAGAAGGAAGAAAGCTTGTAGTTCTTGCAAAGGCAGGGTTTATCATCGCTAGAGGACTAGGAGCAAACCTTTGCGTTGAGCCAGGCTGATTAAGAACCTCCGCAGTTCTTTGCTTTGATAGCTCTCTCAGTTCTTTTGTTTGTTGTGCTCTGCTCATTTAACACTTCCACCTACGCCTAGCTTGCCGTAGCCTTGAGTTAGGATCTTTCGCTGCTTTAGGAAACTTCTTCATTTGCCCAGCAGATCGAGCGCAGAAAGACTTCCTGCGCTTTGCACGTTTACCTGTGGGCTTGTCCTCCGTTACCGCCGTCTGGAGTTTACTACCAGGATTGGCCTTACGATACGCTTTTACACCCGCTTCTGTCATCCCCGCGCCTTCTTTTGTAGGGCGAAAATTCTTCTTGTTACGCTTCGGCATTTTGTCGCGCTTGCGTTTACGCACCGCGCCACCATTTGAAAACTCTTCGGCATAACGTTTAAACATTACGAATACCTTGTCTTCTTGCGACGATCAGACATGACGGCACCACAACCTCTATGGTTACGCATGACTTCGCCACCATTGGCTTTTCTTACCACTCTGCGTCCCTTTGCAGAGGCAGGAGAGGTGAATGTCTTTACGTTTGTAGGCTTACCACCTACGCCTTGAGGCTTGGCTCGCTTTCGCTTTACTGCACTACGGCGCTCACCCTCAGTC